TTGATCTTAGTATGTGACTTCACTAGAGTTAGATTTGATGGATGATGTACTTCTGCAGCTGCTGTGGTCTACATGCTTACTTTATGTGTTCTGTGATCGTACTTGTATGATGTCATTTTTCTATGTTAGTTTGATGTTTCTTTGTATTTTTTTTTTTTCAAGCAGAAGACGGCATACGATGTCGTGATGTGACTGGAGTTCAGACGTGTGCTCTTCCGATCTCTTTTATAAATCTTCCTTTCTCTCTCTTTCTAAAGTATACTCTGCGCTCAAAGTAATGTTTACAGTTAACCCCCCCATGGTACAACCACACGCTATAATTTGAGCCATTGTGGCCCATGTTAGGATTAAGTATATTGCTATCTGTTTCCATAGCAGTTAAATCTTCGTATCTGTAAACGTATCCAGCTTTAGCAGCGCTTACCATTTGTCGGCAGAATTTGCGACTATTAGCGCTTAGATTCTTTGAATAACTGTACCGAATTTTGTACAAGCCGCTATCCATTTCAGAGCTTTCATCGGGATTAGAATAGCTTCTAACTGAGGCTAAGTTAACAGGCTCAGCTTCGATAAGCTCCCACTCTTCCTCGTCTACTATCTCGCCTTTGTCGGCTAAGAATTCGCACCACCAATTCTCATCATCTTCTGTAAATATTGGCTTTTCTTGTGGATCAGCGCTTAATTCAGTTGCGTATCTATCTATGATTCTTTTAGCGAAGTCTCTTCCTGCATCACCTCCCCATAACTGCCATGCTATTCTGCCTGCTGTTGGAAATCCCTCCTCTCCCTGATTCCATCCTGTAGCTTCTTTGTCTACTTCATGACGTGCGAAGTAGCTATTCATTCTTTGAACTGTATCGAAGCTTAAGTTACGCATATTGCTGATGTCTCTTGCGCGAGCTACACCTACCTCTGTGCCACCTCTGCCATATTCATCTCTCCACTTAAGGCCTAACTCAGCCTCGGCAGCCATCTCTGCCGTAGGTGCGAAGCTTTCAGGTATCTCTAAATTAGTCTTTTTTTTTTGAGCTGATAGCTTAGCTACAGCGCTGCCTTGTGAAGGCTCAAACATTGCAGTAGCTACGTCTATTGGAAGCTGTAAGAATTGAACCAAGAATACAATGGCTTGCTCCTTAGTTAAGCTTCCTGTTTGTACTGCTGCTACAATCTCAAGTGCTGAAGCAATTTGAGCACCATTATAAGTAACATCACTTACTGAAGCTCCTGCTGGTGCTACCGGTGCAGGTGCATTAGGATCAGTTGTTGCATTATCTGCAACAGTTGGAGTTACTACTTCTGTTGCTGCATCCATTGCATCACTGAATATGTCATTAGACTCAATATAAATATCAGCCACAATGCCCATACCTTTAAATACTTCCTCAATTGAATCTGTAACGATTTGCTGATATGGCTCAATGATATTCTTATTAAAGATTCGATATGCTTGTTTCATCTCATCAGCGTTGCTACCTAAGCCACCTGCATCTCTAATACCAAAAAGTAGAGGTGAAGTAACGCGGTGAGCTGCTAAGATATTCTCTCTTGACTGCACGCTTAATTCCTGCCATTGCTTATCAGCATCTGACATTGGAACTAAGTCTAAACGCGGAGCGCGGTCAGCTGATTCGTTGAATGTAAATACTACCTTACCTGCCTTCTTGGCACCTACCATAGTCTCCCAATTTCTGCGAATAGCCATCTGCTCTTCAGGATCAGGGATACCGTTATTCATATGCAAGAAGTAGCTTGGTGCCATTCCATTGCTTAAGAAAGCTCTATAAAATTCGCTAATATCGCGAGTGATTTCAATGTAATTGATAGCACTATAGTAATCAGGCTTAGGATAGTAAGCGCTGCCTGGTGTCATCACTCCAACAAATAGCACTTGAGAAGGCTCATCTGCTTTAGTGGTAGCGTTATACATCGGGATGAATGCAGGAATGTTTTTCTTTTTGCGAGTGTCATTCCAATCTTTAGAGTAATATACTCCCGGTATCACATCCTCGTCATTAGCCACAGCTAACCTTACATTCTCATAAGGCAAGTGATTAATCTTAGCAATGGTGCTTCTATCTACGCTCCAAATAATCTCTAAGTAATAACCACCGTGCATCTTAGCATCAAGCGTAATAGGCCTTCTGATTGCATTTAATTTCAATCGGTCTATCTCACGCTGTGCAGCAGGATTATTGCTTTTAAATTCCTTCCCCGCTATCATGAAAGCTATGCTCATAGTAAGCGCAGAGTGAACAGGAGAGCTGTAATATAAATCTATCAAATAATTAGGGAAAAGATTTGACTCACCAAAAGTAACAAAGCCTTTAGGTGTCTCTTTTTCTACTGCTTCTTGTGGCATTGCTGCTCCAAGATTCACAAGCATTGGTGCTGAAATCTTATCCATTGTAAGTAATATCGTTATCTATTGTTAAGTTAGGCTCAGTAAATCGCGGAGTAGTAATATCTTCTACAATTAAATATCCCTTCTCAATTACTCCTTCTACTACTGCGTCTGTTGGATTTAAATTAGTGCTGCTATTCTGCCCATAAACGATGTAGCTAAATCGCGCTGGGTAGTTAATTAATAAGCTTGCAGCTGTTGGTGTGTTGGCATTCGTGCCGATTTGAATGGTAGTGTACCTATCATTCTGAGCTATCTGCGTAGGGATAGCATAAAGCTTTTCAAGTGTTTGCTCGTTAGTTAATTCAAGCAAATAATGAGTGTATGTATTAGACAGCAAAAGCTCCCCTTCCTTTAGTGTAAGGTAGAGGAGCTGCGCTGCTGTATTTTTAAGTAAGTAAATCATGCTTTAAATATAGCACAAATTTACTTATAGTGTACCTGCAATAACTTCTACGTTAGGGAAAGAATCGAAAGCGAAATCTGCTCCATCTGCATCAAGCAAATAAGCTTTATCTTTCTCCTCACCTGTGAACGTGATAGTGTATCCTGACATGTCACCTTTCGCTGTTCCTGAAGCTGTAGTGAATGCAGTTACTTCTACTCCATCTTTATAACCACACATCCAAATGTTGCTGTTATTATCTTGTACAAATAATACGTTGCGACCTTTAGAAATGTTTTGAAGCTGTAGTGAGCGTGCAGCAGTCATACCATGGAACATAGCCACGATAGTCTGAGTATAGTATACTGTTCCATTCTCGATAGAGATTGCAGCCTCTTCTGTGAATGAGCCAGTATGTTTTGGTAATTGGAATTCGTAAACGTCTCCTGTTGCTAAAGCAGTAACTAAGTTGGTAGTTCCGTTAATAGTAGCAGTATTTGCAAATGTATCGTAAGCTCCTAAGTATAAAGCTTTTATACCGCCAATTGCTTCTTTACATGAAATCAGGATTCCGCTGGTAGTTATACATGACATGGTTTTGTGTATTAATTAGTTAGTATTCCCTTTGCAAAGAATGGGCGGCTCTTGGCGCACCCACTCTTTTAACAAAGGAGTATTAATTAGGGATTCATGAATCCAAGGATAGCCTCAGCAGGAACAGCTACTTGTGTTCCAGCGCGGAACTTCATAACCATTCTCACGTTGTCGCTACCATCTGTAGTAGACATATCTACAACCTTCACCTCGTTGAAATCAGATACTAAGTCAGTACCGAAGAATAAATTCTCAGGCTTAGCAAACAAAGCTACGTTATCAGGAATACCTGGGCAAACATAGATTTCGTATCCATCGAACATCAATGGGTAGTTAGCAGCAGCGTTGTACTGTTGTAAGTAACCCAAAGCGCTTAATGCTTGGCGGTAAAGTTGAGCAGTCTTACGGTTAACGTAAAGCTTAACAGCAACATCACCAATCAATGTAGCAGGAAGAGCAGACATCAGAGTCTCAAGAGATGCGATTACGTTAGATGCAGTAAATGCGTTAGCGAAGTCAACATCAGGAGTACCTGATTTAGCAGTATCCAACACCTTCAAAATTCCGTTGAAAGAAGTATAAGATGAAGATTCGAAGTTACCTTGCCACAAAGTGTATTCGATGTTTTCAGCTACTTTACCTGAAAGGTGCGCGATTAAGAAATCAGCGAAGTTAGCAGGGATAGAATCGTTAGCAAATCCACGGCCTGTTTGTGCCGCTTCCCAATCTTTCGCGAATTGATCCTTACAAACTTCCAAATTTACCTTCAGGTCAGTAACAGTCAATACACGCTCTGCCAAAGTTAAGGTAGAGTCAGCATTGTCGAAGTCACATCCCCATGCTTTAACGATTCCTGTAGAAGCTAATGTCTTAAGCACCATCTTGTACTTAACATTCTCTTTAACAGTTACGTAGTTGTTAGCAATAGTGTCTCCTGACAATACTGCTGCGCTGATATACGGCAGAGCTAACTCGCCAGCATATGAGCTTGAAGAAATGGTTAAATTAGTTGCCATTTTTTGTTGTTGTTTTTATTTGTGTTTATTTAAATTTATTGATAATTGCGAAAGCTCTTTGCTGAGAAGTCATGCGAGACATATCTACAGCAGTAGGCTGAACTACTTGGCGAGATTGCTTAACAGTTACAGCAGCCGGTGCTTGTGAAAGTTCTACTATCTTAGCTTCAGCAGCTGCTAACTTTGTTTCGAATTCAGTAATGATGTTCTTAAGTAAGCCTTCTACTTGCTCTTTGCTGTAAGTCTCAGCTACCTCTTGCTCTACTGTTACTTCTACTGATGGTGCATCAGATGGAGCATCTTCAATAGATGCGATTTTACCCTCTGTAACAACGATTTTCTTACCGTTATCCAAAGTATATTCGCCATCAGTTAGAGGAGTAGGATTGCCATCTTTATCCATTACGAATACTTCTACTCCCTCTGCTAATTCAGCAGCAGGTGAATAGATCATAGTGCCATCAGCTAAAGCACCTTCAGCCATCATCTCTACCTTAGTAGATTCTTCAGCTACAGGAGTCTCTTCTACTGACAATTTCACTCCGTGCTTTGAAAGCGCTGGAGCAAACTTTTCTAAAATTTCAGAAATCATGTTCATGTGTTATTATTAGTTAGTGGAAAAAATTAAGATTTCATTTCAAGTGCTGCACTCAGTTCAGTTAGTAACTGCTCTAAGTCTTTCTCTTGTACAGTGCTCTCTGTAATTGGTGTAAACCATCCCTCTATTGAGAAGCCTTTTACCTCGCCATTCTTCACTGCTTGCCAAGTGCTATCATCATCTACCTTCACTCCAATCATCCAAGTGCCATCAGGCAATTCAAAGCCGTAGTTATCACCTTTATCAGCGCCCATCTTAATCCATGACTCTACAACAGTTAAATTGTTTACAGGCATCTCATGCTGGATAGTATGGTTATGGTGCATGTTACGCTTTAAGAATTCTTGGGCTGTCTGCTCAATAGTCTCTTTGCTATAAGTGATAAAATACTTTTCGCCATTACCATCGTAACGTACTATAGGCTGATTAGGAATCAAAGCAGGGCCATAAAGCATGCGCTTCTCTCCATCTTCTACACGAGCTAACATTAGATTCTGTTTGCTTAGTGCTACGAAGTCTACCATTATAGCAGGCTCACTAACTAAGCTCACAGCGTATACACCCATGTTAGAATCATCCTCACCGAGGCCGTATTCAATTAATTTTATTTCGTTATTCATTATCGTATGTTTCAGATATTTCAAAAAGTATTGCGTTAATCACTTCATCAATTATAGCTTCAGTATCTTCAAGCTCTTGCTTATCTATTTCAGATAGAGCATTTCTTACTCCCCTTGCTATGCACTTTTTTAATAGTGGAAAATTCGCCATATTCGTTACAAATAAGATTGGTCTATTATCTTTTGACGTGCTTCTAATGCGTTAGCTACGTTGCCTGCAAGCACATAGGTCTCTACTGTGCCCGGTGCATTGTTATTAAAGTTACCTCCGCTGAAGTCTACAGCTGGTGCGTTGGCTTGAGTAGTGGTATTAGTTCCTCCCTGATCCATAGAAGTATCAGGAGTCATACCACCGAATTGAGTCTTAGCTATCTTGGCTACGTTGGCAAATCCCATCACACCTACTGCCACAGCCTGTGCTATCTTAACTGATGTGGGTACAGTTTCGGGTGAATTCAAAGCCTTAACAATAGCTGAATAAGTATCTACTAAAGACATAGCTATATTAAGCGCCTTATTTACGTTGAATTGTCTACTTAGCTGTTTTCTCAGTACGTGCAGTAAAGCTCTCGTTAAGTGCAGTAAGTGCTTGCAAGCCTTGCCTTACCGTATCTACTTTTAGCTGCGCTTCTGCCTCAGCATACTTGTTAGTAATGGCTAACTCTGCTTTAGCTTGTTGCTCTTTTAAAGCTGTAGAATTTTGATCGTAGTATTCAGCCTCTGTAATGAGTTGAAAATAATGCTCTCTTACTTGCTTTAATTCTAAGTCTTGAGCAGATAAACCAGCTTCATAAATATTCTCTTGAATGCTCTCAATTAATAACTGCTCATCTGAAATAGCTTGAGCATAGGCATCATTATAAGCTTTTAGTTTAGCAAGCTTCTTATCATTTCTATCTTTCTCTAAAGCTGATTCTCTTTCTACCTGAGTAGTTAATAACTCTATAACAGCGTTATTATACCACTCTTCTACAAGCAATAAATCAGCGCCATTCTTTTTAGCCTCTTTCTTTTTCTTCTCATACTGCTGGCGAAGTAACTCTAACTCATAAGCATCTGCTGTGTTAAATGATTTGAATAGGTCATTACGTAGCTCCTGCTCAAAGTCATTTCTTGTATCTATTTTAGCTTGTCTTGCATCAGCTGCTTCTTTTTCAATTTGCGCTTCAGTCTTTCTAATTACATCTTGAAGCAATTTAATATCTGCCTCAGTCTGCTTAATACCAAATGCATCAGAACGTGATGCGTTTAACGAATAGCGCTCCGTTACATTTGATACAGTTTCTCCCCACTCATTAATATATTCAGCAGCTCCTGCTGTTTCATTTTTAATGCTCTCTTGTAATGTCTGTTGTTCTTTTAATTTAGTATTAGCCTCTTCTAATAAATTTCTTAGCTTTTGTGTAGCCTGTTGCTTCTTTAATTCAGTAGCCTGAGTATCTCCTAATAAGCCATAAGCTTCTACTAATCCATCATTATATTCTTTCTGAGCTGAAGCTTGTTGAGCAGATAATTGATTCTGTAACTCAAGCTTTTTATTGTAAGCTTCTTGAAGCTTCTCTTTATCTCTACTAATCTCAGCAATACGCATCTGCGTTTCTTGCTGTTTAATCTGATTCTTTAATAACTGCTCTTGTAATCTATACTGAACAAAGGTAGAATCTCCATAAGCCTTACTTAGAGCTATCTGCTTGTTTAAGATTTGCTCCTGCTTTTTCATAGCATCAAGAGACTTCTCTAAGTAATATTTTACTTTAGCTACTCCATTAGCCTGATACATTTCGAATAGAGCAGTTAACTCTTCCCAATAAGCTATAATACCTACAATAATACTCGCTAATAAAAGCAATGGATTAGCGGCAATAGCTTTACCTAAAGCTTTTACTCCTGCTACACCCGCTCTAAACGCAGCACTTAATCCTTCACCTAAAGCTTTAGTATCAATGCGATTAATATTAGATGTTACTAAATTTAAAGACTGAGTTAAACCTTCAAAGTCAAGATTCATTATCTGCTCACCCATTAAACCAAATGAGTTACGCAATCCCTCAATAGCAGGCCCTGTATTTCCTTTAACAGCGTCAGCAGCATCATTCATTCTATCCTTCAATTCACCCATCTTAACAGATAGCTCATTGAATTTCTCAGTACCTGGATCGTACTTATCTTGCTCCTTTCTTAATTCTGCATATTGCTGCTTTAAGCCTTTAGTAGACTCTTCTACTTTAGTGGTAGAGTCATCTACTTTCTTAAGCTCTTTATTAATCTCTTCTAATCCTGCAAAAGTTCCATCATCATTGAAGAGGAGCTTTAATATCATCTCTTGTGCTGCCATTATACTATGCTATAAATTATTAATGCTATTAAACTAAGTAACCCTATAACTATAGTGTAATTAATGGCTCTTATTTGCCACACCTTTAGCCTTGCCTGATGGCTACCAACAGCATGCTGAAATGTCTTAGTCTTACCTTGCGCTCCAGCTCGGAGCAGAGTCATGCTGATGAGTATATCTTCTGCGGGATTCGTCATATTATTGGAGTGCGTTGGAATTTAACTTGTGTATATTGGAAGGTAGCGCTGATTACAGCAGTCTTACCTAACACTTTTGCTGTGATGTATGGCGCTATTGCACCTCCTACGATTGGAGTGTATAAGCTCAAATCTACCCGATGCCCATCCACTATGAAAGTCATGGATCAGGTGAGGAGTATCTGCGTAGTGCGTAACCTTATCTCGCCAAAACATAGTAGAATATTCAACCGTTGCCACGTTGCCTGTGTAGTCAGTAGTGCCATAGTTATATTCAAGTATTGAAATGTAAACTTTCACCGCCCAAACTGATTCAGTAGGCATAACAATCTTACCACCATTAACCCCATCTACAAACAAATCTATGTTAGTTGGATTAGTATTTAAAGCGCCTAAGCCCATGAGCTGAATAAAGCCGTGCTGATTTCTACCTGGTATAGTTGTGCCGAAGTCAGATGCTCCATCGTACCACGTACCACCACCAAAGTGCACCCCTCTTATATCTGCTTCTGCCCATTTACCCATGACAGTAGTGCCTTCTAAGATTAGGTCTGATGAAGTTGCGATAGCCCATGGCTTGGGTGTAGTTGTTGTTAGGTGAGATACCATGCCCTGAGCCACTAACAAAAATGCGTTCGTTATTCGTTTCTATCTCAGCTCTGTTTACGTTACCCATACCGGTAGCACTCTTCTGATTACCACTTGTGTTAGTGATATTGCTACCACCTACGTTATTAGGCGAGCCTATTACTCCACTTGTTCCACTTGCTCCTGTAGATGCAAAGCAGCGGCCTTTCTCAGTTGTCCAGGTATAACCGTAATATTCGCAGCATTCTTGTGATCCGTAACTTTTATCACCATCGTAATCTAAGAATTCTACTGCTCCTGTACTTGCGTTAATAGCAGTAGGTGTAAATTGACAAAGAGCGCCGATATCTAACAAGCGCATGAGCTTGCATTTAGTTACTTGCTCTTCTGCTACTATGTAATCAGTTAGCTCTATCACTCTCCACCAAGAGTCCTTAACCCAAATCTTATCATTAAATTTAAGATTAAATACATCAGTTACATCAAGCTGAAAATAAGCTTCCATTATCTTCTGCTCGTCATCGTATAGCTCTGCGATATACTCTCTCCAATATCTATCAAAAAGAGTATGTAATGGCATAGCTTCGATGGGATGCGGAGGTATCTCCTGCCCGAAGTTTAGGTCATTTGTACCTATCTCAGTTGGAATAGATTGGTAGTGAGATAACAATGGGATAACTGTAAAGCTTGCATCTTCTGCTACCTCATCATACACCATCACTACAGCTGATTCTACAAAATCTCTTCTGTATAGTATACGCGGCCCAGGTGTCATGAATTCACCCTTCTCGTTGAAGTATTTTGGAATGACGTAATTAGTGTTAGGGATAAGGTCACATGGCGAAGCTCCAAAGGTCAGCTCAACAGTATAATCACTTGTGCTAAAGTCATTCGCAGGATCAGTTAATCGAAGCTCACCATAAATGCGCTGCGCTCCTGTCTTATACTTAGCATTGAAATAATCACCTTGCTCTTTGTAACTCCACTTAAGCACTCGCTTTCTGATGTCAGATGCTGGTGTTAATGTGATGTCTTTAGATGTGTCTAACTTTCCTGTCCAATCGTAATCCTCACCGCTACCCAAATACTCCACCATTGGAATAATCTCAACAGCATTAGGCATATTTGGATTAGGTACTAAGACAGCATTAAACATCTTAAGGATATCGCGCAAGTAATCTACCTGCTTCATCTCAGGAGCATTGTTAGCAATCTGAACAGGGTAAGCGTAAGCTAATCCACTAACGTAAGAAAATTCAAAGAAGCTATTAATACCAAATCCATCTGTTTGAATCTCTATTAGTTGTGAGCTGCCTGGATGCGCTCGCATAACTATGCTGTAAACATCACCTTGCTGTACGTCTAATTGAAAAGTACCATAAACGCTAAATGGGTTAATAGGAGTAGTAGGTTGAAATCCCTGAGTGATATAATTGTACTGATAAGATGTAGGCCCTACTCCTAAAGTAGTTGGAAATGGAATTAAATCAGTTACACTACCTCTCACACGCTGTAGCATTACATCATAAAAATGCTGAGTATTAGCTGAATATCCTGTAGTGTCTACTTCTACTTGCAATTTAATTACTACCCCTGCTGTAAATGTACCTTGAGCAGTATAAGCATTAGATGCAAAGCTGTTAGATGGATCACTTACCTCATGCCATCCTGTTAGCTGCTTCTGATAGTATCCATTCTCAGCCTGAGTATTTAAGTTGAATGATGTAGCTGATGTGAAATCTACCTTGAATTTAGCCTCGTCATTGCTTAAGCCTTCAGTTAATGGCCCTGTAACATAAGGCACATACATTCTTTCAAGCTCTGCATTCAGCGTATCTCCGCTATAAGTAAAGCCTGCCTCTGTGATAATCTTATTAAGCAGCCATTTAGCCTGTAGTGCTAAGGTAAGTTCACCGGTATAGATAGGATTAACTGAGCTGAAGATTCTTCTGCTGCCTATTGCACTATCCTCACTCCAATTCTTCCCCCGCTCAGTAAGCGTTTAGCAGATAGCGCCATCAAATAGGCTGCTGTCATTTATAGCATTAACATTCTCAAATGTATTGTCATGAGCTAAATCTGTGTAGTCTAATTCTTTTAATAACTTATCTCCAATGCTTCGCGCTAAGTCAACAGTCTCACCAAAGAATGCTATAACAAATTCATGCACCTTATCCTGATGCGTTACTGCTTGCTTAAATTGAATATGCCCTTCAGCTATTGGTAAAGTATTAACTGATAACGTTGCATC